TTTCCGAAGAACAAACCAGTATTCAGGTACGGAATAACCTTGGGTGTTGCAGTAGGATCTACAAGATTGAAGTGAAGACAAGTAGAATTGATGTTGAATATTGTAGGGTGCCAATAGGCCTTCCCGACACTCATCTTCAATCCACAAGCTCCGGCGTAAGACGCGAATGTATCATATACAGATTTGCGACACACGAAGCCATTGTCGTCACCATTGATGAGGACACCCTTAAGTCGAGTGTACCAATCCTGCGGATCGCTTACCGCGGTTGCTGCCAGTGTGACTCCAGCATTGGATAGGCATAGGAGAAGAAAGGAAACGATCGAGCCCATAAGCTGACCGTTAACTTGCTGTACAGGTTCCAATTGTACACCGTCCACTTTCGGGTATTCACAGAAATGAGGAAGAAGACATTGCATAATGAGTTCTTTCCACCAATCTGGGAATCCTTCGAGTAGGCCATCCATGATTTCCTCGCTAAGCGACGCCGACGATAAGTCAGTCGCTGCCACGTAATCGATAGATGCCCACCCAAGTGGACCTTCACCTCCCATAACGGAATACTTCTTGAGATCAAGTAAATCCGTCGGGCAAAGCTTACGCCCAATCAACCTAAAGAAAGGATACTCACGCATAATACCATGCAAAACCTTTTGAAAAAGTTTAGCTAGATAGTACGGAGCAGCATTTCCCTTGCTGATAACTCTGACTTTTAATGGTTCAAGTACAGCTTGGATCGTAGCTTTTAAAGCCCCATGTGAGAGGTCTTTGTCTGCCTGAGTCACAACTGCATCCGCCCATTCGGCCTCACCGGCTGGAAACCGACTTACCGTTGCGAATGCAAATGGCCTGACAACCTTGTCAGCACATACGGGAAGGACCTCCGTCCTATCAGGAATAGGTACACCAAATTCCTCCCGATTACTCAACTCGTGACCGTTGAGTACATCAGAATAGAGCAGCTCCTTGAGTGCTCCCATCTGTCCCCCCTTGGCCCGAGAGGCTTCGTAACACGCCCGTATGGACGCAGCGTGTTCGGCTTCCGCACAGTCTGTTGCTTCGTCCCATCTATCCTCGAAGGATGGATAGGCCTCTAGCAATTTCCGATTAAGCTCCCTAACTAAAGGTCTGAGCTCGGCCATTACCCGATTACGCATCTCAGCAGTAATAGGGTCTGGTTTCTCCATGGCGATACGATGCTTCTTGTAAGTCAAAAGAATCATATCGTTAGTCAATGTTTCAGCGCAGCGCTTACATTGAAACCATGAGTACCAGAGGTGAGTGTTCTTGGTCGACACCACCATCCTCGTTCTTGTCCATGCCTTCCAACGCCCGGTTGCTCTATAAGCAACATCAGGTTTGGGTGGTAACTCGGAACGAGTGTAAATAGCCATGTAGAGACAAAGTAGATACTTACATCTCGACACAAACGTACTTTCAGACTCAGTTGTAAGGTACTTGCGAACTTGGCACATCGCATCCTCCAATACATCTGACGGGACCTGATGATGAGTGAGAACGAGTGATAATCCTCTCCAGACAGCTTCAAAGCGTGTTTGGGAGCTATCGCTCTCTTGCTCAATCCCAGGAATTAATCCCTTCGGCTCTTGTGTTGAACCTATTGAGGGAGCCACGAGTGAATCTCGTACCCCAATAGTGGTCGCTAACGTTGCGACCGGTTCGTCTAGGATCTCCTCACCATGGAGACTCCCGGATGAACACCTTATGTCTATATTGTTCATGATGATATAGTGTGTACTAAGGGTTATTTGTAAGTTGGTCAAACTTACGGATTTC